TGGCTCTCGACGGCACGCAGGAGGTAGCAGTCGGGAGCCGACGTGCTGATGTGCTGGCGCCAGGTGGCTATGCCGTCGAATTTCAGTCATCCCCACTTACTCAAGAAGAGGTCGAAGAAAGAGAGCACGACTGGAATGAGAAACTTGTTTGGGTGTTCGACGCGAGAGATGCTTATGGCAGTAACAGGCTTCGGCTACTAGGTGAGTCGTATGACAAACGTAAAGGACTGTTCTGGTTCAAAGCACCTGAAAGAATTAAAGGTGCAATGTGTCCTACCTACTATGATATCGGAGACAACACACTGATTCGAGTTGCGCAGTTGCGAATCAGTGGCGCGTCAGTAAAAGGCATTGGATTTATTATCGAGCAGAAAGCTTTTGTTACGAAAGTGCTGCGAGGCAGGGCATGCCCGATGCCGCCAGTGTGGGTCAGCTAGCGTGAGCACCTATGGGCAGAGCACAAGCCGGCGAAACCTGGCCGCTGAACCTCAGCCGGGTCAACGACGAGTTAGACGCTGCGATCAACGACGCCGCGGTGCGGACTGTGCTGCGCTACGCCAAGCGAGCGAGCATGGCAGTCGATGAGATCGGAGACTGCTGTGCGCGGCTCGGACTGGACCTGGCCGCGGCGCTGGAGCGGGCCGCACTGCCGCGTCCTGGCGCCGTAGAGCGCCTAGAACCCCTCCAGCCATACCCGAGTGGCCCTCTGGCGGTCTGAGGGCCGCAGAAGCTAACCTGGCGCCTGCAGCCGCTTGGTTGCCCCAGCGGACTGCTGATTGCCCCTCGCTCGACGCAACCCCCAGCGTCGAGCACAGTCCGGGGAGCCTGGTCCCCACGGTTCAGCCAGGCTTCCCGGCTCCCAGGGCTTCGCGGCTAGAACCAGCCGCTCGCTTACTCTCCAGTAGCTTTCGCAGTGCAGCCTGTGATAGGATGCTGCTCATGACGAACGAACCTGTAGAGACCGAACCCGTTGATCCTGTCCAGCTGTCTGAGTACACCGTGGTAGGACGAAAACGCTATCCGCAGAAACTGACGCGTGAGCAAGCTGGTGAGATAATGGGGATGGGGGTATCCGGCGTCAGTTACCAGCGTAAAAAGTATGAGACCTATCTTAGAAAGTATGGAAAGAAACCACCGGCAGGCTATGGAATTCGTGGTACTTATAATGCAGTTGGTAGGACTCGGATTGATTTAAATGATGCTTTGGAATTTGCAAAGATAATGGAGTCTTATGATCAGGATAAGCGACCGTGGCAGACTGGTGGTAGCTATGGTTACGTCGGTTAGTCATGAAAGCTGATCGAGAGTTATACGACGCATGGGTAAAAGCACAGGTCGCTAGGCGACTGGATAATCGCCAGCAGATCCCAATTATTATTCTGTTGTCGTTAGCAACGATCATTTATCTAGCGACTGTGATTATTCCGTGGTCGATAGTTTCATTAGTATTGGATGGGATCAATAGCGTAGTTCTGATGGGAGTGGCTGTGCTCATGTACAGAAGCTGGCCACGATGATTGTGCACAGTAAGTGCGATCAGCAGTGGACTGCGTTAGGTGCAGCACACTGCGGCGCCTGTCATCGTACTTTCAGCAGTGTTGGCTTATTTGACAAACATCGCTATGTTTATGGCGAGCACGGCGCTTGTATCGATCCGGCTGAGATGATGCATCAAGGTCAGCGAGCGGCATACTTCCGTGATGGAATGTGGCGCGGACCTGAACTGTCTGACGAACAGAAAGCCAGGTTGTACGGTGGCTGAAGTAATAGGTGTTCGTAAAGCATCAAAGCTATTGTGCGTATCTGCAGATACAGTGCGTCAGTTTCGTGATTCTGGTGTGCTTACCACAGCATTGTTAGTTGGTCGTGAAGCGTATTTTCTGCTTAGTCAGGTGCTGGAATTAAAGCAGGCTCGCGATTCTGATCCACGGAAGAGGAAGATTTACCAAGGATCAGGAAACATATTGTCGTGAGAAACCTAAAGGGGAACCTGCCCCGCGGGGCAGGTTCCCCCTAGCGAACTTCGTAGTTCGTAAGCAACCTGTGACCGTACTGGTGCGTCCAGTCATCGATGGCCGCAGTAGATGATCTGTATGCCGCGGTCGACGCGTTGCTCAACCCGCGTCTGGTCACAGTTCGTGAGCAACTGCAAACGACAGTCCCCAGCCGACTCGACCAGCTAGAACAGGCCATCGAGCCGTCCAGCGGAGTCACCGGCACCGGCAGCGTCTACCGCGCGCCGGCTCATCTCGACGTGATGGCGCTGCTGGCTGAGATCGATCTGGTGACATCGGCAGGGCTGCGGCAGTCCGGCTACCGCGGCCGGCTTGACCAGACCCGCAGCTGGCGAATCAGAGCTTGGACGGCTTACGGGCCACGATGGTCAATCGGCGCTCCGTACTACCTCGAAGCAGCGATCGAGGACGCCCGGAAGTGGACTCAGCGCACCGATGGCATCCTCGCGCCCGACCCGCAGACCGTCGAGACACGCGCTCAGCCGTGCCCGAGTTGCGCCAACCGCACGGCGATGATCTGGGACCCGACGATGGGCGAGCGCGTCCAGCGCAGCGCCCTGTACCTGGACAAATCGCAGATGACGGTTTACTGCAGGCGCTGCCCCGCCGCGTGGGGCGCGAGCCTGTGGCCGCTGCTGTGCAAGATCCTCGAAGGCTCCACCACCAAACCCGGTGGCGGAGCTGAAGATCGACAGTGACAAACTTGTTAGCCATCCGTTATGGTCCGGTCACGCGGCAGAGCTGTCTCTGCGCTCGGCTCGTGGGCTGAAGTGAAAATCAGTATTCATTCAAATACGCGATGTATTGTGTTGAGCAGCTTGTGCTGCATATCTCATATGTATCCCATGCTTCTGTAAGTTGATATGCTATACCACAGTTAGCGCACTTACTCCATCTTTCACCGTGGTCACGAATACCGATGTTGGCACGTGCGTATTTTTTGTGGATGGGATGCGCGCGTGGGTCTGTGATAATGGCATCTGGATCGTAGGTTTCTCTCATGACTGAAGTTTACCACACTCGCACTCATACTGCACTGTCATCACTCGAATGGGCTACTAGTCGACTGATCTGGGGGGAGATCAATAATGCTTCGTTCTGTTCTCATAGCGTTGCTCAGCATTGTCTCACTGTTACTGTTCACGCCTAGCGCTTCGGCGGCGACGTCGACGTTTCGTGATGTAGCGACGCTGCACTGCCTGGACTCGAATACGTCAGGCAATGTGTATGCGATCGGCTGCAATGGCGGCAACTTCCAGAACTGGATTAGTTCTGGTACGACCACTACAGTTCGTGATGTCTCTACGCTGTTCTGTCTCGACTCGAATACCAATGGCAACGTCTACACACTGCCGTGTAATGGCGGCAACTTTCAGAAGTGGCGAGTAGAGCGATCAGGCCATCGCGTCGTTGATGTGGCTACCGGTCGCTGCCTCGACTCGAACACGGCTAACAGTGTCTACACTCTTCCGTGTAATGGTGGTAACTTCCAGAACTGGTATCATAATTAACGCGGATACAGCATGTTTGGGTGGTCTGCGATGGTGCGGTGTTGGTGAAACGCGGTATGCCATAATTATTCATTTCGACTGATCGCTCGAAGGCGCGCGTTTGGTATGCCGTTGGTGATATGACCTAGCGGGCACTTTACTTTATGATGCAAACCTGATGGAATTAGCTCATTAGTGAATATCACTGTAACATCTTCTAAGCACCGTGAGCAGGTGTAGTTACTGGCGTTTTCGTTCTTAGCTGTTGTCATATCTGAAGTCTACCACACTCTCACTTATACTGCACTGTCATCACTCGAATGGCTTAGAAGCCTCGGCTGAACAGCCAGTCGCGTACCCGCTGCACCATGCGCGGCCGCACTACTGCGGTACGACGCCTGCGTGGCCTGATCTCGGAGTCGTCGTAGAGAGCGCTGGGAACCATGTTCACGAGTGTGATCAGCTTCTGGCCTCTACTGATTCCCACTACGTCGAGTACCAGGCAGTCAGCCTTGCCCTCAGCCAGCCGTAGCCCACGGCCCATCATCTGCTGGTACAGGCCAGGCAGCGCGGTGGGGCGAGCCATCAGCACGCAGGACACTGGTGGGCAGTCCCACGCCTCAGTCGTGACCATCACGGACACCAGTACGCGGGTCTGACCGGCTGCCAGGCGAGCGTAGATGGTCTTGCGGTCATCCCTAGGCGTCGAGCCGATAACGACCTCAGCAGGCACGCCCTGAGCCAGGAAACCGTTGCGTAGCGCTTTGGCACTGGCAATCGTCGGGGTGAACGCTACGGTGATCCGATCGCCGGCGTTGTTCATCCACGCTTTGACGATGGCCTCGCTACCGGCGTCGATGGCCGGTCCCAGTTCTGAGTCCGCGTAGTCGCCGTGGCGTACGGTCATCGCTTGGAGATCGAGGTTGCGCAGCAGGACAGCCTTGCCGCGGGGCAGCACCAGCCAGCGGTGGCGCACTGCCCAGTCGATGCCTTTCGAGTCGGCAACGGACTGGAACAGCTCACCGAAGCCGCGGCCATCGCCACGGACCAGCGTCGCGGTCACACCTAAGGTGCGAGTCGTCTCGAAGCTACCGGCCCATCGCAGGATCTTGATGTAGCTGGCGGCCATGCCGTGATGCGCTTCGTCAATGATGACCATCGTTGGTCTGGGCAGCTGTGCGAGTCGCTTGTCATGACACAAGGTCTGCACTGAGGCGACGATGATCCGGGAATTGGTTTCGTTGCGCTCTGCCTGGACACGGCCAACTGAGATAGTCGGGTCAGTCTCTAGACAGCAGTCAGTCATCTGATCGAGTGGCTCGCTGCGATGCGCGAGGAGCAACACTCGCCCGCCAGTGGCAGCTTCGTCAGTGGCCAGTTTCGCGATGATCGAGGTCTTGCCCAAACCAGTCGCGTGCACGATGACGGTGCGGATAATCCCGCGTGACCACTCGGTGCGGATGTCATGGACTGCTTCGTCTTGGTAGTCTCGCAGCTGGCGCATATTAGTGACTCCGGTAGGGAAGTAGCACCAACGACGTGAGACAGATAGCGAGTGCAATAAGTAGTAGTCGTACTGGGAGATAGTGCTCGAATCCGTAGACCATCATGAAGAGCATGACTGAAGTCTACCACAGACTACTCGATACTGCACTGCCAATTATTGTCTGAGTAAAATCTTAAGTTGATCTTAGATCCTGGTGAGCCTAAGATCTTTATGCTACAGACGCACAACAACCCCCAACCTAAGATCAGGCCAGGGGTCGCGGCAAATGGCTTCTGAAAACTTGACTCAATGTATCTTACGACGTCCGAGATATTCGCCATTGTCATCCCAACGAGACAAACAAAGTGAGCACTGAAGTACTCCGGTGCATGGAATACTTCCGGTGTATGCTAGCTGATGGTCTAGGCAAGGCGATTCAGAATCAAAAATTGCGTTTACTCGTAGAGGCGTGATGTCAGGTAGCTCTATCGGTCGGCCGAATGGAGTTCTGTTGCCGGACATTTAGTGACTCCTCTTCTCTGAACTTTTTCTTCTACCTGAAGTCTACCACACTTTATCTCATACTGCACTATTACCACTCGAATGGACTAACGAAGAAATCCCCCTGCTCTACGGATCACCGGAGGGAGCATGGCAAATCAACACGATGTATTAGTATGGGGTCCAGCTCAAGAAGGCGAGCGCACATCACTAGGACGAATATTGCCTGCCGGATATGTGTGGTCCTGCTCTTGCGGTGAATCTGGGGTTGGCTTTCAATCCGAAGACACCGCTAGCGATGACTCAGATTTACATCAGTTAACCTTCATCAGCAAGTAACGCACTCTCATCACCTGAATGGAGTACTGAAGAGACTTGTAGATCTTTATGCTATGTTGAGTGAACGTTCAACGAAGAAATCCCCCGACCGAGATCGAGGGATGACTTCTGAATAGCTATTTACGTGCTGTTTTCCAGGCTGGTTGGAAGCGAACTAATTTTGCTTTCTTGTTACGTGAGTAGCTCTTTGGTTCTGCATCTTTGGCGCATAGATGGCAAGCGGTGAGTGTAAGCGGCGTTCCTTTGAGTGAGTTAATGGTGACATTAGTGGTTCCTATATTGTCACATTCCATCGGAATTCCGAGTTGACACTTCTCGCCTGGTGTGACTCCCTTGTTTTCGCTCATAGTCTTAGTGTAGCACACTCTACCTCATACTACACTACTACCACTCGAATGGAGCACTGTTGTCTGACCAGTGGCAGGTGCTCTATGGATCACCAGAGGGAGCGTGGCTGGTGCTGCGAGGCTCGTACGGACGCGTGCCGCCCGGTGACATCGCCGGCCTGGCATTGCTCGGTGAAACTGGTGACATCATCCGCGGCGTGCTGACATTCCGTATGTCTACGATGAGCCGGCACGGCGACACACGCTCGGACCTGGCCGGCTACGTGCGCCGCACGTTCGCCGCTGAGCTGGGTGTTGATGAGGCCAAGCTGGTGGAGTACGCAGACGACCGGACAGTTCCGTCACTGTCGTCCACGGGTTGGTCGAAGCTGGCGAAAGCTTACTGTTTCATCTCAGCTTCAGTGTGAAGTCCCCGACCATTATCTGATCGGGGACTGAAGATTACCTCTTGGCTAGCCAGTTCTGCGCACTTCGCACGGCGTGGCTACGGTGCGGTCGAGCTGACAGATCGCTACTTTCGATTCCTTCTGCGAAGTCAGGAGCCCAGGTCTTCGCGTACCAGAGGCCAACTGGCTCTAGTCCGGGCTGGCAGCCACCTTGAGCGTCGAAGTGAATTTCGGCCCATGCTCCGTTAGCGTTGGTGTACCGGACTCCGGTTTCGAGGTTTTCGCTCTTTCGCATAGTCTAAGTGTAGCACACTCTACCTCATACTGCACTGCTACCACTCGAATGGAGTACTTGGGTGGTCAAGACTGGGCCTGGTCGCACCACGGGTACGTGGCAGCGGCTGAAGGCAGAGACGCTGGCCTGGTCTGCGCTGCATCGCAGGCCGTGCTACTTGTGCCGGCGACCGATCGACTACGCGCTCACGCAAGTCCAGCCTAACCATGGCCAGGCGGCTACGGTGCATCACATCGTAGGCTTAGAGCAGGGTGGCGCGCCGGAAGATCCGGCAAACCTGGCAGTAGCTCACCGCGGGTGCAACACGCGGCACTCTAACCGCTTGCGTGGGCTGGCCAGCGCACGCCGCAAGTCGCTAGCTGCGCTAGCGACTTGCTCACGTAGGTGGTGATGGCTGTTCGTTGTCGATTATTTCTTGCAGGATATTACGATGTTTATCACAAAGATCGAGATTATGGATCTGTCCGGTGGCAGGCTCTCCACATCGAGGGATGCGACTGCTCCATCGAGCACGGCATAGTCGCTCGTTATCGTGCATAACGCTTCCTTCGTGTGGCATTGTTTGCTCTGGCTTGTGCCCACAGAGCGGCTTCTGCTGCGTCACGAGTGGCGATGTGTGCTTCACGTACCGGGTCACTGACGATAGTTCCGTGGCTGACGATGATGCGAATGCCTGGCCGATTGGTACTCATCAGGTCACCTTTCCTTAGAGGAAGTCAGAAGCGATGGCTGGAACGCGGGTGTCGCGATGGCTAGCGGGCGTTGGCTGTGAAGCGAAGACCCAAGAACGATGGCGACTTGCAGCGAGGAAGCGATGGCTTCTGATTTCCCCTGTGTAGTTGTCTTGCTTTTTCCTTCTACCTGAAGTCTATCACACTCTGCCCCATACTGCACGATCAACTACTGAGTTCACTTGAATGGAGTAGTAGTTAGCCAGGGGCGTTAGGTTGCGTGCTTCACAAGCTGATCAAATACCGGCTGTCGGCAGTACACGCGGCACACCACTTCGCGTTGCCCTGAGTGCAACCACAGCCGCGGGCTTCACGGGCGTTGAGTGCACGGTTGATTTCTTTGCTGGTCTTGCGGAGCTGGGCTGTGGTGAGCTTGCGCATTGTGTGCTCCTCGTTCTTGGTGTTAACACTAGTGTACCACACACTGCACTGCCACGCTAGTGCTAGCGACTGGCTCACGTAGGTGGTGATCAGCAGTGGTATCGGATGTTGGTGAGCCTTGCGGTAGCGAACGCACCAGCAGCGGTGAAGAACCAGATAGCGCCAGGGATGGTGCCGAATGAGAAGATTCCGAGTACGACTGCGATGACTGCAATGAGGCTGAAGATCATCGATAGGGTGGTGGCTGGCTGGTGGTCTCGCTCTTTCGCATAATGTAAGTGTAGCACACTCTATCACACACTGCACTACCACCACCTGAATGGACTAGTGCATGAATACTCACAAAGTATTCACTAGGCATGATCAAATGAATACTATTACTTTAATAGTAATACACACAGTTACTCGTGGTCATTTACAGTGACAGTTTGAATACTTTCAAAGTAATAATGTAACACACGGTTACTATCAAAGTATTCTTTTGATCATGAATAAATATACATTGCAAATGCAAATGAGTAAGATTATACTTTCATTTCATGATCAACTTGCAGGCTTAATCATTGTTTATTTGTTTCATGATCAACAAATGGGATGGTCACCATCATTTTTAGCGATGGTCATAACAATATAATGAAGCTTGATTTGCATATTTACGAGAAACGAATGAGCACAAAATGATCTACGAGAAAACAAAAGATAGCTAAATGATCTTGTGATAGTGCTTCGCAAGAACGCGTCGAGTCATCGCGCGGTAGCGGCGTGTCGAAGCAGGCCAAGGATTGACCACGCGGCCGGTAGCGGTCTTGTACCAGCTACGGCAGCTCCCCTGCCACACAGTATGCCGAAGGTTGTCTGCTAGCCAGCGCCGGTAGCCTTCCATTGCTTCAGCAGTGACTTCCACCGCAGAAGATTCGAGGCAGCGCAGCACATAGCGCGTCTGACATTCGATCATGAAGATATTGCTGTTGTGTCCGAGAATCGTGTTCGGTCCGTGGACAAGGAACATATTCGGGAAGCCTGGCAGGGTCATGCCGAGATAAGCCTCAGCACCATTGCGCCACTGCTTGTGTAGGTCAATGCCGTCTCGACCGCGCACGTCCAGCGGCACCAGAAACTCTGAGGTTTTGAAGCCGGTAGCATAGATCAGCGCATCTGCGTAATGATGCCATCCGTCAGTGGTGACAACACCTGTTTCAGTTAGTCGTTTGATAGGTTCTGCGATCAGCTCGACGTTGGACCGGCACAGCGCGGGGTAGTAGTCGGAGTCGATGACGATCCGCTTGCAGCCGATCTCGTGCTGTGGAGTCAGCGCAGCCCGCAGCGCGGCATCGGGGACTTGACGGTGCAGGTGCCAGCGTGCCAGCCAGGCCAGCGGGCGAACAGTCCAGCCGCGGGTGAGAACTGGCGTGAGCAGTGTGTCCGCAGCCAGCCAGGTGCCAGCTCGATAAGCAGTGTGCAAGCCAGGAGTCCAGCGCAGCAGCGCTGCGGTTGCTTGGCTGAACTTCTGGGCTGGTTTGGGCAGGACCCAGTTCGGGGTGCGCTGGTAGACGTCGACCTGGCCGGCGATTTTCGCTAGTTGCGGCACGAGCTGAGCCGCACTGGACCCGGTACCGATCACAGCGACACTCTTGCCGGTCAGATCGAGGTCGTGATCCCAGTGTGCGGTGTGGAATGACGGACCAAAGAATATGCCAGGTAGTTCTGGCGTGTACGGCCGGTGCAGCTGGCCGACAGCGAAGACCACGGCGTCAGCAGTGCAGGCAAAGCCGTCTAGCGATCTCAGTACCCACAGCGTGCCGTGCCACACAGCAGACATGATCGGCATATCGCACCAGATATGCGGGCGAAGACCGAAGTCATCGGCAACTCGGCAGAGGTAGTCCAGGATCGCTGGTTGTTTCGGATACCGAAGCTGGGCATTCCGATACCGGGCGAACGAGAACGAGTAGAGATGACTCGGCACATCGCAGCCGCACCCTGGGTAGGTGTTCCACTGCCAGATGCCGCCGACTTCACTGCCTTTCTCGAACACCACGAAGTCATCGATACCAGCTTTCTTGAGCTGGACAGCCATACCAAGGCCGCCGAAGCCGGCACCGATAATCGCTACCCGCCAGTGCTTCATTGAGCTTTCTCCAGGATGTTCAGAGCACGGCGAAGCACGCGGATCTTGTAGCTGTGCGCGTAGACGTCGAGCCGACCCGTGATGTGTTCGGTAGAGTTGCCTGTGAGAATAGCGGTCAGCATTGCTTGCTGTAGTGCTTGTAAGTTATCCACAGATAGCTCTAGCTTTGTCTAGTTCGGTCACTAGTTCAGGAAAGCTAGGAATATTCGAGTCCCACTCCAGCAAAGTTGGCAGGTACTCACCCAGCGAAGTGCTGGCGTAGTGCTGAGCAAGCCGGTACAGCGACCATACTTCAGAGATCACTGGTCGATCATGCGTATCGATCAATATCCCGCTGAAATCGTCGGTAAGATTCACCGCTGGGTTTAGCGGTGATTCACTGTGGCCTGCAATATGTAGGTAGGCGACAGCGCTCATCGGGAAGTTCTGGAGATACTCGATCGGGCTGCGTCCCTGGTTGTGCGCAGTGACGTAGGCGTTGTTCACGTCGAGCAGCAGACTGCAGCCGGTGCGGCCGATGAGGCATTTCAGAAACTCGGTCTCAGTCATCTCAGATGCTGACCACTGGATGTAGCTACTCGGGTTCTCCAGTACGAGTGGCCGGTCCAGGTACTCCTGCACCGCGTGCACCCGGCTGGTGACGTGCGCCAGTGTCTCTTCAGTGAGTGGCAGCGGCAGCAGGTCGTGGGTGTCGACGCCGGCCACGCCAGTCCAGCACAGGTGATCAGAAATCCACCGCGGATTGGTTTGCTGAGCAAGGATCTTCAGCTTGTGCAGGTAGTCGAAGTCTAGCGGGTCGGTACCACCGATGTTCAGCGAGACGCCATGCAGCGCGATCCGCTTGTGCGCCAGGATTCTGGCCAGCACTCGGGAGCCAAGGCCGTCGAAGAAGTCTTCTGAGATGATCTCGAACCAGTCGACACCCCACTGTTCTGACGGTGTGGTCATCAGGTAGTGGTGGTGCGGCCAGCGCAGCCCGACGCCGAAGCTGAGATTATTCATGCTCACCAGCTTCTTGACGATGCTGCCGTGCCAGCGCACGGGCACTATTTCGATTGTCAGCGCAAGCTGACCAACCACAGACACATACTGCTTTAGACGCTTGACTGACCAACATTACTCGATCACGCCCGTTGGGCCGGAATCGCATGTCCATCTCATTACTGAGAAGGAACGTGCGTGTCTTGTGTTGAGCAGGTAGTGGGAATAAAGCAATAGCATTCCATCCAGCATGAGTAATGTGATCTGTTAATCCATAATGTATAGCAAGCCCAAGTTTAGCAAGTCGGTTGAACACCTGTGTCGAACAGCGGATTCGTCCATGGTCATCTACAGAGTCCAACGCTCGTATCATAGCTGGAGTGATCTCGCTGATGGAGAATATACCCATTGAGCTGATAAAAGTGGTGGCGTTGGTTTTGCTCATAGTTCAGACACTACCACATACTGCACTGTCATGCAACTCACGTTGCCGGTGGTAGTACGAGACGAAGATCGTTGGGTGGCTCTGCTTCACCTAGTTCTGAACCTTCGAGGTACTTGTAAGCACGTATCGCTACTTCGTGCACTGGCTCTCCCTTAGCAAATTTCATCTGATCAACTGGCTGACTGTCGTTGTCGTAAAGTTGCATCGTCCCGCTCTGCACGAGCAGCTGGGATGCTGCGATCGGGACTGCACAGCCGCCCTGGCCGGCGCAGGCGTTGGCACTGGGAGCGCTGAACAGGCCATTGGTAGCGGCTTTGGCCTTCACTGCAGCGAAGCCATGCTGGCCAGGCTGCGCAGCGCTGATCTTCTGTACGAAGCCACAGCCGCCTTGACCAGCGCAGTTGTTCGCGCCGCGGCAGGAGTGGTAGACCCCGATCGCAGCGCAGGTGTTGCCTGGCTCTGTCAGGTTCAGGCCCTGGCAGGCATGCGCAGGCCTACTGACAGAGCCAGTGTCAGCGCCTACTGACAGGTCTGGCGGCAGTTCGAACAGCGCCCAGCTCATGGTCATCCGGTCACCGGAGCCGACCATCGCCGGGTAGGGGAAGATCACATCAGGACCAGCCCAGTATTGGTTGAGTACAGTTGTGATGCCGGCCAGCGAGCCTACCGCGGCCTGGTTGAACAGTGGTCGCATCAGCTCAGGTGATGAGGCTATGCGGTTCATCGCATCAGCGACGTCAACAGCACTGGGGATGTCGTAGAGACTGGGCGCCGTCTCTCCAGGTTGCAAATCGTCAGCTGTCCACGGACCATGCTCCTGGTGCCAAGCTGGCCAGGTTGTCACCTGATCGATCATCTCTAGCAGAGTAGAGAATCGGTCGTAGTGGTCCCAGTCTCCGTAGGTGTAACGAGCCACCGCATCGGCTGAGGGAGCCAGCTCTCCGGTATCACTGTACGAGGGGTAGTCGGCTTCCATCGCTGTTTGATCTGCTTCGTATTGTGTCGCTACTTCTGACGGGTCATCAGAACGCTGGTCAAGTACGGAGCCCTCGCCTTGGTCGGTAATGGCGTTCATCATCGCTAATGCTTGTGAGTACGCTTTCGCTGGGTTAGCTGTGGTAATGAGAGTCCGAAAGCCGGTGTACTCTTTCTGAGGATGGCCGGTGTTCTCGACATTGAACAGATCATTCTGCTGGGAGTCGGGAACGAATACGTGATCCCAGAGTGTCAAACCATCTTCATAGACGAAGCTCAGATACTCGTAATAGCATGAGTACATCCAGCCGATAGTGCCGAACATCGGCAGGTCGACTTCGGTCATCTCTTCAGTCCAGCCAGCAAATGGCACAGCGGGAAAGTATTTCTCGGGTGCGGTGATATGACTTTGAGACGTTACTTCGGACTCTTCGATGATCAGGAACAGCTCTAGTTGAGTAGCTGTGAGGCCATCGATTCTTACCATGGATTCGTGGTGCACAGTGTCTTTCAGATCTACGACATGCGGTATGACAGAGCTGTCGTAGCAGGTCCAGCCGTACTGCTCATCCTGCAGCACTGGTGAGGTGAACAGCGGTGTCACGCCGATGGCGCTGGCAAGATTGGCAGCGAGCTGTAGATGTAACATCTCTTCGACATGCACTGAGAACATGAGATTGTAGGCAGTCTCGTTGGCGGTCTGCGGGCTGGCTGTGGTCGCCGCTCCTGGCCACCAGCGGCCGGTGTAGAAGTTGCTGTCCTTGCCCGTGATCTGGTGCATGTCGGCGATTGAGGTAGCAGCGGCGAGGTACAGCGGGATGGTGAACAGTTCGACGTTGACGCATGCTTGGGCGATGGCGCGCACCGCAGCGGCATCAGCGGATCTAGCAGAGACTGGCCTTGTCATGCTGGCAGGCTAGCGGTTCGCTCCAGCCGTTGGATGCTCCAGGCGATCGAGTCAGGATCGCTGTCGATCAAGATAGCTGACATGCCCTCAGCGCGGGCAGCCTCACCGGTACTACCGCTGCCGGCGAACATATCGAGCACAGTTCCGTCCGGTGGAGTGATCAGTCGTATTAGCCAGCGCATGAGTGCTAGTGATTTGACCGTATTATGTGATTTGCCGTCGATCTTAGGCCGTTCTGAGGTGGGCGCTTTAGCCTGATATCGAAAGACAGGAAAAAATCGAGATGCACCGCCGTTGTCTAAATATTCGGCTCCAGTAGCTTTCATTCCCCAACCATTACCTGGTATTTTCGACGTACAGGGTTTTCCAACTGTAGAAAGGCTATTGCCGCTTTGATGGTCTAGTTCAGCCACTGGGCAGCCGTCTACGCACCCATCAGCGCAAGCGTCGTATCCGTCTGGCGTATTGGCATGGCTAATGATCACATTCGATGGCCATCGACCATCAGCACCGGGTACCATATAATTTGTGGCTTTACCCCAAGACATTGGCTGTGGTGCCGTTCCTTGGTGATTACCATTAGAATGTGTTGTGCGCGGCTTTGTATTTACTCGACAAGCGTTAATATTGAGTGCGCCGACACCATGTTTGAGAACTATTGCGGCAACGGCACCATTGAACGGCTTACGCACCAACCACCAGTGCTCACTGGCTGGTTTAAGAACTGACTTGCTCTTTGGGAAGCCAGTTCCAAACAAGTGTGTAATGCAGTCTCTAATCTCAAAACCAGCATCTTCGAGAGCTAGTGCGGTCCAGTGTGAAGTGCGTGGTAGTGCCCAGACCAGCGCGTGACCTCCTGGCTTGAGCACTCGATAGGCTTCTTCCATGCGTTCGGTAAGCCAGTCGACCCACTTATCTCGGCCACCTCGATCTTTATCCCAGCCTTTGCCCATGAAAGCGATGCCAGCAGGCGGATCAGTGACGATAGAGTCGATACTGTTAGTAGGGGTATCCCAGAGATGATGCAAGCAGTCACCTCGCCAGAGCTGCACGTTACGTTGATCATATTCGAGTACTGGCGAAGTAAGCATACGTGAAGTCTACCACATCTTATCTCATACTGCACTGAGGAGAGCTGATGTCGGGACCGACTGCGCTGGGCTCTTACCTCGCACAGGTGCGCCTGCTGCCGGCTGAGCTAGTGGAGCGGGAGAGCTGTCTCGTACAGATCGGCCGCCAGCACGCCATGGCGTTCGACCAGGGCCACCAGCCGAGTGGCTGCGCACTGCAGCGGGTCCTGGCGGAGCTGCGCAAGCTAGCGCAGGAGAAAGAACGAGTCGCGCTGGGACGGCCGAAGAGTAACGATCTAGACCGGATTCGAGCTAAGCGTGATAAGCGGCTGAGCAATGGTGCTTAGATGGTGTTGCTTTGATCTGTGATCAATTGCAAAGTTTGTACTAGCCCATCTGCGACAGCATTACGATATTTAGTGGATTTTTGGTCACCTCTTTCGAGAGCAGTTTGCGCACCACGTACGTGATCATGATAAGCTTCGCGGATTTTTGCAGCTTGTCTGTTAGCGACTTGTTGCTCAAGTGATGTGTTAAACATAACTGGATACTACCACAGACTGTACTGCCAAGCAAGAGGGAGCCAGTGTGTCTGCTCCTAAGCTGGTCGGCAGTCAGGTGCCACGGATCGAGTCGGTACCACCGTGGGCAACCAGCTCCGGTGCTGATGCGATCGAGCTAGCTGCACTGACCGGCATGCCGATGGACCCGGCACAGAAGCGGATCCTCTGGGGAGCGCTAGGGCACACTGAAGATGGCGACTGGTCAGCGCCTGAGGTCGGTCTGGTCGTGCCGCGGCAGAACCTCAAGACAGTGACCATGCAGGTAGCCGCGCTGCACGCGGTGTTTCTGATGAAGTCTCGCGTTATCTACACCAGCCACATCATGACGACGACGCAGAAGATCCATGAAGAAACCATACGCATGATCGAGAACGCGCCTGATCTCGATCGTGAGGTCAAGAAGGTCAAAGCTAGTACCAATGATTACTCGATCACATTGCGGTCAGGCGCGAGAATAGATTTCGTTGCCCGAACCGCCACGAGTGCCCGTGGCTGGTCGGGATATGATGTGATCCTCATGGATGAGGCATTTGCGCTGGCCGCTACCCAGACAGGCGCGTTGATGCCGATTCTCTTTGCACGGCAGAACTGGCAGATCTGGTATATCTCCAGTGCTGGCCAGAAAGATTCTGACGCGTTGCGCAGGATACGCAACCGTGGCATCGAGAAAGATCCGGGACTGGCCTACTACGAGTGGTCGGTGCCCAGTGAGGTCTATCAGGCCGCACCTGAGTATGTCGCGAACATGCCTGCTGCTTGGGCGCAAGCCAATCCTGCTCTCGGAATACGGATCAAGCCTAAGACACTGCAGATCGCCCAGCGGTCTATGCCGGAAGAGCAGTTTGCTCGTGAAGTGTTAGGCGTCTGGGAAGATCCACTGGGCGCGCCGATCATCGACCTCAACTTGTGGTCACTGCTGGCCGACCCTCTGTCGTCAATTTCAAGTCAGATGGTGTTCTCGATAGAAGTTGACGAAGATCTATCGTACGGCTGCATTTCAGTGTCTGGCTACCGGTCGGATGGCATCCCGCACGTTGAGGTGACCAGCCGGGATGAGGTGCTGGATCATCGTCAGGGCGTGGCGTGGTTGATAGAACGGGCTGCAGAGCTACAGGAGCAGTGGTCGCCGGCAGCCTGGGTACTCGATCCAGCGGGACCGGCAGGAGCGCTGCTGGAAGACCTCCGAGCCGCGGGCATCGAACCTGAGCTAGTCGGGGTACGTGAGCTAGGACAGGCGTGCGGTGCATTGCACAAGGCCACCACCACGATAGACGAGTTACGTCACCTCAACCAGCCTTGTGTCGCTGAAGCGATCCGGATAGCGCAGAAGCGGGACATCGGTGACGGTCTGTGGAGCTTCAGTCGCCGACGCAGCGAGGACAGCGTATCGCCGGTACTCGGGATCGCACTAGCGTTGCATGGGCTCGCGGTGTACGGAGCGCGGGCTTACGACGTGCTGGAGTCGATGTGTTGAGAAAACTCCTGATCGTGAGTGTAGCGGGATTGGCTTGGTGGGGTCTGGCTACGCTGGCCTATGAGCTGATGAGTCTGACGACACCGAAGTGTCCTGACTAGAGTTTTCTGTATTTTCTGATGTGTTGTTGAATAGCTTTGATTTGTGGGGATAGCATGTTACTGCCGAGATCAGTATCAGAGTATATCTCTAGTCGATCTATGAAGTCATTCCAATCAATGCGCGTATCTTCTGTGAACCATCCGTCATAGACGTTTTCTGCTGCCGCTAGTAACTCTGTGTCAAGCATGTGAGTAGGCTCCTGCTCTGTGCGGCTGATACATGAGATCGTGATCCTGGCGCTGGAGGTGCTGGGCATCCTGTTGGTGGCGGCTGGGCTGGGCTTCCTGGTGGCTGTCTGGATCGGCTGGGCTGGGCTGGCGGTGACCGGCGTCGTGCTGCTGGGTGCTGCTGCGCTCGTCGCCCGACGCCAGCGCGAGATGTCATCTCCTACTAAGTAATTCTTGGCAATGTGGGCAGTCGACAAGACGATCGGTGAGAATAAATTTCTTAGGGCGATGTTCTTGTGAGATGCGACAGAGCGGCCATAGATATTCAGGGTCTCCATTACGATGAACAATGTGTTTGTCACTGTAGGCAATATTTTGCATAACTAGATACTACCACAGACTGTACTGTCACGCAAGCAAGGGAGCCCGTATGCCGTGCTCCGAAGATCAGACTGCACTGTGCTTTAGCTGCACAGACGTCCAGCATCTGGAGACAGAGCTAGCGCATTTACAGATCTTGCTGGCTGTGTTCGCGTGGCCCTGGCCAAAGCTGCTGCAGGGGAGCGACATTTCGTGAGCTTGCTATTCCGGACAGCCAATATCGAGGGGCCGTACTTCGGCGAGTTCCCCGGTGCGATGGCCTCTGATGTGATCCCACATCGGCTGAGTATGCAGCTTGCACCGGGTCACATGATCAACAACGACTCGGCACTACGGCACTCAGCGGTCTGGGCTTGCTTGCGGTTACGCGCGAACCTGATCTCGACGTTTCCGATCGACTGCTACCGCAAGGGTCAGTACGGCATCGCTGATGTTGAGGTGACCAAGCCACCGATCCTGATCAACCCTGGTGGTGAGTGCGTCGACTACATGGAGTGGATGTACAGCACACAATTTGACCTTGATCGTGCCGGCAACAGCATCGGCCTGATCACCGAACGCAATGGCTTCGGCCTGCCGGCTGTGATCCAGCTAGTGCCGCTGGCCTGGGTGTCGGTGAACATCGTGGACAACGTGCTGGTGGAGTACTTTATCCGTGGTCATCCTTACCCTCCGCGGCAGATCTGGCACGAGAAACAGTACACAGTCGCAGGTTTTCACTTAGGGCTGTCTCCGATTATGTATGCTGCCTGGAGCATCGGTGAGCACTTGAGTATTCAGGATTTCGCTATCTCTTGGTTCACTAATGGTGGTATCCCGCGTGGTCATCTGCAGAACACCATGCTCCCGACACCAACTCGTGACCAGATGCGCGATGTTAAGGCGTTGGTGAAAGAATCAGTGAACAGCGGTGATGTGCTGGTCACTGGCAAGGACTGGGAATACAATATGGTTCAAGCCGAACAGACGGGAATGGAATGGATCGAAGCTCGCAAACTTGGCCCCACTGAGATAGCGCGATTCTTCGACTGCCCTTCTGACTTGATTGACTCAGCTATTTCTGGGTCAAGCGTAACTTATGCGAATGTGACTCAGAGAAACTTGCAATTCCTAACAATGAGTCTCGGGCCAACAATTATTCGTCGTGAGAATAGCTTGAACAAGCTATTGCCTAATCGCCAGTTCTGCAAGCTGAACACCAAAGCGTTGTTGCGTATGGACCCACTGACGCAAGCACAGATCATCAATCTTCAGGTAGCTGGCCGCGTGCTCACCCCGTCTGAAGCTCGCTTGCTTGACGATCGGCCACCACTGACCGCTGCGGACAGAGCTGAGTTCGACCAACTGTGGCCGCCACGTCCGCAGCCTGGACCGACAACACCATCGCCTACCGCCCCTGTACCTGCTGAATCTGAGTAATTGTTTCTAGCCCCAGTCCTGGCTGTCAGCGACATCACGAGCAATGCTAGTGATCATGTTTACGTGCCATGCGCACATAGTCTTTAGCTCTTCCTCACCATTTTCTCGTGTGACCACAAGAGTGGCGTCAGCATCGCGCTTGCAGTGATGTGCTGGACATTTGCTCATAAGCTAGACACTACCACAGACTGTACTGTCAACGCAAGGGAGATCTCTCGTGACTGTCAACCGCGCACGTACCGGCACGTTCCGTCCGGCTGCTGCGACACCGCCGGTGACCCGGCAGAACGTGACACCGACCAGCCAGCGGCAGGCCAGCAGCTTCCGCGTGGGTGAGCTGACGCGGGCTGCGACCTTGGATCGAGCGGACATCAAGAGCAAGACCGGTAAGCCGAAAGATGATGAGTCGTTGTTCGCTGATGACAAAGAGAAGATCTCGGTGCAGAAAGACGCCGCAACCGAAGATGAGAAGGACAAGGACAAGAAAGATGCTGACGAAGCGGTAGGTGTGAAGAAAGCTGCTGGTGATGCAGACGACTTTGAGCCGATGCATGGTGATCTGACGATTGACGACGACGACTCGAATGCTCACTCATCGACGCCAGCTAAGAATGACACTGGAGTACCGAGTACGCCTAGCGGTGTGAAGGCTCCGAGTAACGCCTGATGCCGTACTCCGTCGCGCACGGTGGCGGCATGTGCGGTGCTTCGCAATGGGCCGTGCTGAAAGACTCCGATGGTTCGACAATGGGCTGTCACGACACCAAAGATCAAGCAAACGCGCAGCTATCGGCGCTCTACGCTCACGAGAGTTCGAGGATGATTGATCTAGAGGTGACGCGGGCCGGTGCCGCTCGCATGCGCCGGGAGGCGATCGAGAACACCGACGTGCCAGGGCTGAAGCTGGCACGCTCCGCACAGCCACTCGACGTCGGTACCTCCCGCACGCTGGCATTTCCCGCCCAACTGACAGCCGGCCTGCACCGCCGCGGCTGCTCTGACACCGCGTGCGAGTGTGCCAGGGCGCCACAGGATGACGGTGACAGCCTCTGGCATCGGCTCGCTGGTGTGGCCTCAGTGGTGGAGACACCGTATGAGATGTGGGATATGTTCGGTCCTTATACCGAGAAAGTCTCTTCACGAGCGTTCGAGGCATCACTGTCTCGGCAGCCTGACGTCGCATTCCTGGTCAACCACAAGGGCTTGACCATGGCTCGGACTACTAACGCCACATTGAAACTCAGCTCTAGTGAAGATGGTTTGGCCACTGAAGCATGGCTCAATCCACTGCGCACTGACGTCTCGGATCTCATGGTGGCGATCAAAGACGGTTGTGTCGACCAGATGAGTTTCGCCGCCATGTTGCAAGAAGGTGAGTGGGACGATGAGTACACGACTTTCACCATGCTGGAGCTCGACTTGCACTGTGGCGACGTCAGCGCCGTTAACTATGGAGCTAACCCGCATACAAGCATCTCAGCAAGAGCACATCGCTTGCTTAACGAAGTTGATCGTCTACCTTCTGGCGCAGCACGCGCAGCATTGAGCCAGTTACAGGCGCGATTCGACAAGCCTGAGGACAAGTCGAGACAGGCCAGCGGCCGGTCGATCAGTCTGATTCGGAGTGCGTTACTCGCTGACGAAGGTTAAGTGTTTTCTTTACTTAGTTTTCGTAATTCTTGTGCTCGAACCCGTAACTGTCCTACGGCTAAAGCAAGACCAAAGCTAAAGTCTTGTGATTTTCTTGCTAAAGCTGCGATGACATCAGCCATACGCTCAAGCTCATCTGCAGTATCCATGTAGTGATTATAGACCCCCGCCGGCTGGCGGTTACAGGAGGAAGGACCGTTATGCCGAGTACTACCATCGGGGACCTGGAAGCAGGTACCGAGTTCGAGAAGGAAGCAGCAGAGAAGCGTCGCACCAAGATGCGCATGGAAATCCTGGCGATTATCAACCAGGCGCGTCAGGAGGGCCGGTCTAATCTTACCCCCGAAGAGGATAATCGCGTCGCTGAGCTGGAAGTCGCGGGTACGCAGGTACAACACGATATTGAGGGTATTAACAATAAGCTAGCGAAGATTCTTCGGCTGAAGTCCGAAGAGATGAGCGACCAGAAAACTGCGCGTGAGATCACCCCGACTGGTACGCGTAAGCCTGCTTACGATGAGGTGACGCGAGTAGGTCGTGAAGAGCGCACCTACCATAAGGGCAATGACCGCAAGGGCGCTGCGTTTTGTCAGGACGTGATTCGTCAGCATCTCTTCAGTGATGTCGGTGCCAGCACTCGGCTTGCCAAGCACATGCACGAAGAGCAGATCGAACGCGGTCAGTACCTGGAGCGGGCAGTAGGCACTGGCGCATTCACAGGGTTGACGGTTCCACAATATCTAACCGATATGTATGCGCCGGCTGTGGCTGCATTGCGTCCGTTCGCTGATGTGTGCAACCATCACGACTTGCCGGCGAGTGGTATGACGGTAAACATCTCGCAGATCACGACACCAGCTCAGGTGGCTGCACAAGCATCAGAAAACAGTGCGGTCGCTAACCAGGACATGGATGACACGCTGTTGACGGAGAACATCCAGACCGCGGCCGGTCAGCAGACCATCTCCCGGCAGGCTGCGGAACGTGGCACCGGCATCGAAGAGATCGTGATGGACGATTTGTTTCGTCGTTACGCCACTAACCTTGACTCAACGCTGATCAACCAGGCAACGACCGGGCTCGCTGCAGTAGCTGCGACGATCACCTACACCGACGCCAACCCGTCCGGTGTCGAGGTGTGGCCGAAGTTCCTGGCTGGTGCTGCCGCTACGGAAGCAGCGCTGCTGGGCTTTGCACAGCCTGATGTTGTGCTGATGCACTCTCGACGCTGGTACTGGCTACAGAGCCAGCTCAGCTCTCAGTGGCCGCTGTTCGGGCAGCCGAACATCGCTGACAACCGCGGTGGCGAGAACTACGCTACCTCTTACGGCCGCGGCGCGAGAGGCATCCTGCCGAACGGAATGGTTGCTGTAGTAGACAACAACATCGCAACGAACACAGGTGCTGGCACTAACCAGGATGCGGCTTTTGTTATCGCTACTGACGAATGCCATTTATGGGAAGATCCGGCAGCGCCAGTATTCCTACGCTGCGAGCAACCGGCTGCGGCTAACCTTGGCATCTTGCTAGTCCTGTATGGATATTTCGCCTATTCCATGAGGCGTTATGCTAACGCTATGTCAGCAATTGTCGGCACCGGCATGGTAACACCTACGTTCTAGATCAACTTCTCGAGCTAATGGTTTGAGGAGATGAAGCATGGCTAACTATTTCAAAGCTGGTAACTCATACTGGCACGAAACACAGATAACCAATATCGAAGTGCAAACTAATGGTGATGTCTGGGTATACTACAGCGGCCGAGACTATTTTAAGGCGCATTTAGGCTCTAGTGCCGCTGCAGCTATTACCGCATTGAATACGCTGATAACCGGCGCAAGCCCGTATGACTTTACCTCGACACTGATCTAAGGAGCGCTATCTTGTGTCGCTAAGACCTATGTTGGTGGATACCGCGATACCGGTAGCCACCTTGCGAGCTGCTGGCACGTACTCATCGGGGCCGATCGCTAACCCTGGTGCGACCAGCAACGTCGGCCTGTGGGTGTTCGTCTCAGCGGTGGGTGGCACCACACAGACGCTGGATGTCGTACTGCAGACCAGCCCGGACGGCTCGACCTGGACATCACTGACCAGCTCGGCCATTACGCAGATGACTGCGATAGGCAGTGCGCATAGCAACGCCTACGTACCGGCTGAGTACGTCCAGGTGCTGGCCACAGTCGGTGGAACAGGGTCACCTACGGTGACTTTCCGTGTCGAGGTATTGGTGGTGCCTGGTGGCTGACGACGACACGGATACAGGGCCAGAGAAGTATGTCCTGCCAGATCCGGAGACTGCGGGCTCGGAAGCGGTGACCGACATCCCAGCGCCAGGAGCTGATCTCAGCGACGCCGATCCGGAGAGCGACCCTGGCATCCGGAAGGCCCAAGAGCTGGGATCTGACTACCAACGCGCCGGTCAGATCCGCCAGGCTCTCTCTGAGCACCGCAACGCTACGCGCCACGGCAACGACGAGCGGGTGAAAGCAGCTCGAAAGAACCTGACTGCCCTCGGCTTCGAGGGTGATCCTGAAGCTGACGATGAGACTACTGAGGATGACGGCAAGACACCCCGCGGCCGGCAGACTCGCGAGAGTAAGGCAGTCAGAACTGACGCACCGACAACGAAGGATACTGGCAGCACGAGCAGTACGCCGCGGTATTCAACGTCGACACCAACGTCATCGAAGCCGGACGTGTCTAAGCGCTGATGGCTCAGGTTCAGTGGGTGACGCTTGAAGCACTGAAGAATGATCAGACGCTGGACAACGCGCTGACCCCACATGATGACGAAGCACTACAGCGGACCCTGGACTCAGCGATGGTCTGGGTTCAGGCACACCGGCCAGACCTGGACTACCACGGAAGCTGGACAGTGCCACTCGACGTACAGCTCGGCACCATCCGGCTGGCTGCCCGGTGGTTCGTGCGCCGGATCTCACCGGATGGTCTGGTGGGATTAGGAGACGTCGGTAGTGGCATGGTGATGCGCGTCGATCCCGACATCTACATGCAGCTAGGGATTATGGGCGGTCTCGCTTAAAAATTGGCCTAATTCAGCAAGTTTTCTAGCGGGATTTCGTACGATTACGCCCGCTTCACTGCGTAGGCAAGTCCAACAAGTAATAACATCTCGATGGCTGTTTATGTATCTTCCGTAGCTATTGCACAGCGGCCATGGGTAAGTATGACAGCCACTTTGTATATGCACTATCTTATGTCCGTATTTCGCATGGCATGCGTTTTTCATCTTAGGATGATATCGGAGGTGTCAGATGACTGCTGCGCTGACACCGATCGCTGACGCTACTCAGCGACTCGCTGCTGCATTGATCATTATTCCTGGCATCCGGATCAGTACCAACATTGCTACTCCGATCAGCCCGCCGGCAGTGGTCGTCGGACCGCCGCGGCTGGGGTATGTCGGTGAGGCCAGCGTGGGCGGCCAGCCACTCACGGTGCAGTGGAGCCTGTATCTGGTGACGGGTGTCTCGCAGTATGCGCTTGACCAGTTGCTGACCCTGGTAGGAGCTATCACTGAGGCTGTGGAGCGCTACACGCCGGGGGTGGTGCTGTCGTCAGGACCAGGCACGTATCCGAGTCCTAGCGGTCCGCTGCCGTGCTATATCACTGTGGCTCAGATGGAGCTAAACGCTCGATAATGCGTAAAGCTGCTGCGTTTATGTGATTTGCTACAGCTTGCCATGGGTCTGGAAGATGCGTATCGAGAGTGAAAACAACACCATGCTCATCTGTCATCTCAATGACGACATGCTCAGGTATGATAATCTCATAAGTGTCGCGATATAGCCCAAATGGCTCATGTTCGCAAATTGCAACATACTCTCTGTATGAGTTACGCATGATATCTTTATGTGAGGCATGCATGATGTAATCGCTCATGAGGTCTATGGCTGAATAGTCTCGACGTATGTCAATACCTATAAGCCGTTTGATCGGATACCAAGGAAACATAGTCATACTAGGCATAATACCACACACTGTACTGTCAGTCAACTGGAGGCACAAATGACTGCCCCAATTTACTATGGTGGTCCGATCACTGCACCCAGTGGCTTATTGGTTCATACTCGCAGGCTGAAGATTGTTGTGTTTACTCTCAATGGCGTAGATCAGTCGATGCAGCTCAATAACTGGAGCATTCTTAATAACACAGTAGACGGCACTAAAACGTGGTCGTATGGGGGGAACCTTAGCGAATTCAGGACTGAAACTGATAACGATTATGCTTTGCAAGTGAAGTTCTTTGCTGACTGGCGAGCTGGTGGGATCTCTGATTATCTGTGGAACAACAGCCGTGCGTATGCTGCTTTCGTCCTTGATCATATGCCTGATGTCGTCGGTGAGCACGTACGATGGTCAGGAACTTGTGTGATCAAGGCACCAACTGTAGGTGGTGACTTGCGCACGATTGAAGAGACATCAATTACTATGCTCATTCTTGGCGTGCCGACGTTTACTCGGGTTGGATAGCTCCGCTTTCAATAATTTTTCTGGACGCACGTGTTTCCCAAGTTATGCCATTAGAAGCAGTGAGTTTCACATTAACTTGTTCTTGATCTTCTACAACTTGAGTAACTATGCCATTGCAGTTTAGCCAGTTAAAGCGCTGTCCTTCAGTGCATTTTCTCATAGCTAACATACTACCACAAGCTGCACTGTCAACACAAGGGAGGTGTCTGTGGCACTCTCCACAGTGATCAGCCTGTCGGTATCAGCGACGATCGCCAGCAACCCGATCACCGGCTCTACAGTCAGTGCTAACTGGTCGAAGGCTTACGGTGCGTCGCTGATCAGTGGCACGGTCGCTGGCGCAGCTGACACCGCGTGGTGGTCGTTCCGGACACTGACAGCCAGTGCTACGGAGAACATCGACTTTGCCGGCGCGTTGGCTGACCCTAGCTCGGGCGCGACACTGACCTTCGCCCGGATCAAGGCTCTGATCGTCTCAGCCGCGGCAGCCAACACCAACAACGTCGTCGTCGGTGGTGGCACAACCACCATGACCGGCCTGTTCGGTGCGACCACGCACACCACGATCTTGCGGCCAGGAGCTACCGCGATGTGGATAGCGGGAGTCGCCGATGCTACAGCTTATCCAATAACCGCTAGCTCGACTGACTTACTGCAGATTGCCAACTCAGCAGGCACGACGTCAGTCTCTTATGAAATAACAGTGATCGGCGCCAGCGTCTGATGATGACGATACGGATCAATCCGGACAGTGGCGAGTCTTACGATCTTGTTGTGGGTAGTCGTGACATCGTGGTCTGGGAGAAAATCGACCGAAACAACAACATGGCACGTCTCGAAGCTGATCCGAGAATGTCTGACATGTATTCGGTGAGTCACATAGCCGCACGACGTCAAGGCAAGTTTGTGGGTACGCTGGCTGAATGGGAGACTTCAGTAGACCTTGACCTGGACGTTAATGGAGCTGACTCAACCCCTACCCAGCCGGGTCGGTGACTCGGCTTATCATCTCTATTGCATTGGCATCGGGCAGCTCACCTAGTGACTGGTTTGACCAGGACTGGCGAACCATTGTGACCGCTGCTGAGATGTTGAGTAAGCAGAACGAGAAAGAAGACCCTCAAGGCAGGCAGATGTCGGGATGACTAGCTTTTTTGGTTTGCTCTTCGGCAGCAGTAGCAGCACCAGCGGCCAAGATCCGTCTACGCAGGATGCAGCAGCGCAAGATGCGTTCGAGGGTGACAGTGGCATCGCTGCTGATAGTCAGCTGTACTCATTCGATCATCCTGATGTCGGTGACGCTGATCTTAACACCGGAGTAGCCGGCACGACGGTACGGCCTAATGATGAGCCGGTCGAGGGCGCGCAGCTCAACACCGACATGGCTGGCGCGGAGATGGACCCGCAGATGGTCGCGGGAATGTCACAAGCTAATGCTCAGCTCGGGCCGAGCATGCTGGACAATATGCGTGGGGCAATATCGGATAACGCACCACCTAGCAGTGACGTGGGGTCGACCATACCGCCGATCAGCGGCAGTGATCAAAGCATACCGTTGCCAGATCAAAGTCAACCTTATGGAGCTAGCTCATCATCGGTAAGCGGCTTTCCGTCTTCTTTGACGCCATGGAATCAGAGTACATCGATGGCGATGAGTGGTTCACCGCCATCTGACGATCCTAGCCAGGTGGCCACTCAGCAGGCAATGGACAAGTCACTGTCTGGATGGGGTGACAGTGGTGGCAGCAGTAGCAACGACACAGCACAGCAGAACTATGGAACTGGGTTTGATGATTCGGTGTGGTCTGGTATCGATGGTGTGAGCACGGTTGGCCAGGACCAGGCTGCCGGTGACACTGACGGAGCCTGGAGCAACCTAGGCGGCTGGACGACGGTAGCGCAAGACGACGCTAGCGGTGCGAACACGCCTGGGACTGGCTTCAATTCGCTAGGCGGATCTGAGGGTGGTAGCTGGGCAGGAAACACCGCGTACATGCCGGATTCTGGGCCTGAGTCGCGAGGCTATGACGAAGCAGCAGGATCGAACTTAATCAAATCTGGCGACCTGTACAGCGCTAACCCGTCGTTTATGGCTAAACTTTACTCAGGTTAAAAGGAGGCGCAGTAAGTGACTGCTGCCTCTGCTAGTGGTGCGATGGCCACACAACGCACTGTCTTTATCAATTTCAAGGGGTCGGTTAGTAGCTTACTGTCTTCAACTAAGCAGGCTACCGCGATCCTCGGTAAGATGGGTGACTCCGTTGTCAATGTCGGCAAGATGTTCGGAGCCGCACTGACTGGTAATATCAAGCCGCTGGTTAATGGTGTGTTCAATGCGTTGGGTAAGATCGCTAAGCTGTTTTTGATTATGCCAGGGTTCTTGCTCGCTCTCGTGAACCCAATGAATGTCGCACAAATGGCGATGGCAAACTTCTCGACAGCCATTAGTGCGTCATCTCCAGCAGCGTTTGTGGCGGCTACTCGTAACATGGCACCAGCCATGAAAGACGCTGTGATGGCTGTTCGGTTACTGGAGCCACAGCTAAAGAATTTGTATGGCATCATTCAGCAAGGCTTCTGGGCTGGTTTCGCCGGAGATGTCAACCAGTTAGCGACAGCATACTTCCCGATCCTCAGCACTGGTTTGGGTGGCATCGCTACCTCACTGGGTGACCTGCGTGAGAAGCTGGTTCAGTTCTTACTGCAACCACAGGTAATAGCAGCAATTCAGAATTGGATGACAGCGTTCTCTGGTATGGGCGCGAAGATCCTGCCGATTATTGAGTCCATGTTGCCGACCATGATTTCACTGTTTACGAGCTTTGCCAATATCCTGATCAGTTTGCTGCCATTGTTGCAGATACTGATGGGATGGCTCGGCAACATTATGAACTTCATAGCCCCGATCCTGTCCGGCCTCAGTGGTATCACCAGCAGTACTGGTGCGATTGGCAGTGTGGCGGGAGCTACTGGCGGCACAACCAGCACCAGTAGCAGCGGTGGCATTGGTGGATTCTTTAGCGGCATTATCCACGGTATCAGCGGTTTCTTCTCATCACTGTTTGGTGGTGGTAAAGCTGCTGGTGGTCCGGTGATGGCTGGACGAAGCTACCTTGTGGGCGAGCACGGTCCCGAGATCCTCCGCATGGGAGGCAGTGGCTTCATCACGCCGAACGCAGTCATGGGCGGCAACCATTATCACCAGGTCACCGTGAAGATCGGGGAGACGGAGCTGCAGAACATGGTCACCAACCAGATCAGCATGATGACTCAAGGCGTCGCGGTCGCCGCGCGCATGGGCCGCGGGTCCATCGTCTGATGACTAATTGTGAATGCGGTAATTTAATAGAAGGTGCTAGCCAATTTTGTTATTGGTGTATGGAGGCAGAAAAAGAGTTGAGAGAGCTAACGGTAGTTGAGATGCGTCCTGTTACTGCAGAAGAAGAGAAAGAAAATTACTGGTAAAATGCCTCAGCACCGCCGCGCACGCCGGCACCAGCACTGGGAGGTCACGCGACAGTGCTCGACGTTGTGTGACTGTGGTGCGGTGTGTCACGAGCTGCACCAGCCAGTCGATCAGCGTGAGCATGATCCGGCTAGCTGTGTTGCGCTTCGTTAGTTGATTGAGTCATATAGTAATTGGTCTTCGATACAATGATGACATACGCTTTCTTCAATACCGTCAATTAAATTACCTTCACAATGGTCACATCGATTATGCTCGCCATCCCAGTAATTTAGCATGATTAGACGCTATCACAGACTGCACTGCAAAGCTAGTTGTTGCTCCGTACGGGTGAACTAGAGGACTGGAGTATTTTTCCGTGGCCTCACTGACTCTTACCTACGATGACACCACGGCGAGAGTCCTGCTGTCGGCGACCTCGCTGCCTGCGACAGCGGATGTAGCACTGTTCGAGGTCAGCACAGACCAGATCCACTGGACGCAGGTGCGTGGCGGTAGTGCGGTGACGATCTCCAGCACTGCGGCCAGCCTCATCGACTATGAGTTCAGCCCTGGTGTGGTCAACTATTACCGGGTGTCCGCAGTCGACACCGACCTGCCGACGTTCGTAGCGTCAAGCACCGCGGTCAGCGCCAGTGGTGCCGCGGTGTCCCCGACTGTGCCGGTGGGCTATGCCGAAGGTGACCTGCTGGTGATCTGGGCAAGCATCAGAAACTCTGGCACTGGCACGGTGGTGTGCCCCACTGGCTGGACTGTCATGATGCAGACCGACAACATCGGGCTGTTCGGCAAACGGGCTCTGAGCAGCGAATCTACGCCGACTGTCAGTGTCACAGGCGGTGTCACGGGTACGTCTGGCAGCGACGTGATCGCTCAGATGGCCTGCTTCCGCAACTGCGAGCGCACGCCGGCCGCCACCGCCTACCAGCTCAACCCGAGTGCGCAGAACATCACCTACCCACCGATGGCCGGTGTCGAGTCAACGTGGACCGCGGTGCTCTACCTTGGCTGGAAGGCCGACGACTGGACGGGCGTAGCCACGATCTCAGGCGCTACGGAGATCGGCGAGCCGGTGAGCACCGCTGGCCTGGACGCCGGCTTGGTCTGGGACTACCAGCTGCTCACCACGCCGGCTGCAGTCAGCTCAGGTGTGTTCACGGTGACTGGCGGGACTTCCGTCATCAGCTACGGTGCGACGGTGGCGCTGCGCAACGCCGACTATGTGACCCGCACGAGCGCGAGCATCACCCCGGCGATGAGTCTGGTGTGGCTGAAGTTTCCCAGTGCTCCCTACCTCAACCGATCGGTGATGCTGATCGGCTGGGAGGAGACAGAGCGCACCACACGCCTGGGATTCTTCCCGATCGTCGGCAAGCGCACTGCCATTGCGTCAACTGATCTACATTCCCCGCGAACAGTGACTATCTCGCTGTTCACACAGGATGACGTCGAGGTAGCGGCAGTAGATCTGGTGCTCTCGTTAGGCATTATTATGCTCTTGCAAACGCCAGTGAATCTAGCGTTGAAGAGCATGTATGCGGGGGTCGGGACCTACAACTACGTCAAGCCAGCGCACCTGTCTCATCGCAATACGATCACCGTGCCATTGACTGAGGTCAGCATGCCGGATCTCAGTATTGTCGGAGCTACGGTTACTTGGGCAACTTTGATTACTAATTACACAGACTGGTCAGCTGAGCTAGTGGCTAATGCAACATGGACCGCTGTTTTAGCGCTACAAGGCACTCCTGCTGACGCGCTCGTAGGGGTGTCGTAACGTTAGTACGATAGAATAGCTTCATGGATGACCCACTGGAAGAACAGCATTTACTTGATGTACTTGACGACGCACGAGTATCATTGCAGGCGTATAAACGTTGGGTGCGCATCTTTGTCGCATTTTTGTTGTTTTTCTTGACTCTTATTGCTTTAGGCGTCTACGCTGGTTTTGAAGGCTCGTTGCATCATATAGATACAGCAGGTTGGGCTGCGGCGGCTATAACAGTTGGATGTATTGGGTCTGTTATCACTATCATTGTAGTAGCAATAATTATAAATGCTACTGTTGGCGAGAACCATCCAGATATTGAATTAAGGAAAGCACAACGTGCGCATCGTGATTACATTGTGAGGCAATCATTGTGATCTACCGATGGCAGCGTGAGAAGCTGCGCCAGTCGCTACCAGCAGGTAACTACGCTGGCTTGTGCTGCTCAATGCATGGCTCGATCTGTGAGCCTCCGAAGACTATGTGTTGCCGTCAGTGCACCGAGTGGCAGCACCCGCAGCACAAGGACGGCTCAGCCTGCAGCAACCCTGACCCGTCGTGGCTGAGACTCTAGAGCTGCTGGATCAGGAATCGACCGATGTATTCAGCGTATGTAGGTGGTATTGCTTCGTTGAGTTCGTCTTTGGTCATCCAGTCTATGCCCATCGCACGACTGGCATTGGCGACAGTGCAATTACCGCCACCGTTGACGGAGACGAATGACGTATTCTGATCCACCTTGCCGTATTGGCTCTTACGCTTGTCATAGGTGAATACCAGCGGATGTGGTCGAACGCAAGGGCGATTGGGAATGATGATGTTCGACTCGAAACCCCGATGCCTGATCACGGATAGCTCTGAGAATGTGGTGCCGCACAACCATATTGGATCGATCAGCGGCGCACCCTCGACATTCTCGATTACGTAAGGCAGTCCAGTGGCTCTCATTGCCTCACGCATCGGAGTCAACAAATCTGGCCATGCTGATGCGTTACCGTTACGTTTGGCCAGGTCGGAGAATCGTTGACACGGTGGTGATCCGTGGACGGCATCGAACTCGTGATGGTTTTCTTTCAGAAACTCGATTGCGTCGTCTTGATGAAACTCGTCTCCGATGTATCGGGGTTGGTTCTTGATGTCGACACCGGTCACATGGAAGCCGGCGAGTTGGTAGCCACGAGCACTGCCGCCAGCACAACAGCACAGATCGAGTAGTCGAAGTTTTCTCACTACCACAGTGTATCACAGACTGCACTGTCCTAGCAAGGGAGCTGAGTGCACTCGGTTTCAGCGCGGTTCCTCAGTGCTCTGCAGGGGCCGCACAAGATCGCTGTGAGAGCTGTGCTGTGTAATCCGGTGCCACAGTTCGGGACGAACCCGACTGGCACGGAGGTGCCGGTGATCTCGGGTAACGTGACCATCCAGTCACTGTCCGACATCAAGAGCACCCTGACGATCACGATCCCAGGAGCATACTGGGATCAGGTGCAGCCTTTCGGACAGGAGATCTACATTGAGCGCGGTATCGAGTTCGCTAATGGAGACAGGGAATATGTACCTCTTGGCTACCATAGGATTGAACAAGCCAGCCAGGACGACGCGCCTTATGGCCCCATTGTCATCACCGCTCTGGATCGCATTGCCCAATTACAGCAAAATAAACTTGTCTTCCCTCTCCCCCTCAATAATGGAGACTCGCACCGCAACGTCTTCCAACGACTTGTCAATGGAATAGCGATACCACAGCAAGCCACTTACCCTGGCCTGTCTCCCGATGGCTATGGGATGTATCTCGACGCTCGGGTGCCGATCTACTGGTCAGGATATGACCCCGATGCGACAACTATCATCGGTGATCAGATAGTCGAAGATGATGCTTACGCTTACCTTGCTCAGCTCATCAAGTTTTACTACGCGGCTATTCGGTTCAACAACGCCGGCGAGATGATCGTCTATTCTCTGAAGTTCGACTTCAGCCATCCTGTTGCTACTCTACAAGGCGGTAGCGGCGGTGCGATCTCCTCTATCAAACGCGTTGTCAAGCGCACTGACGTCCATAACATAGTAACGGCGTACGGGTCAGATCCGTCGAGTATTACAGATTTCATAGTGACATTTAATGCCGATCCGAACAGCCCTCTGGCATGGAACAAGACGACGTTCCCGCAGTTCGGCCCTAGCCCCACCTACTACAGCTCGCCACTGCTACAGGTAGACGCTGATGTCGAGCTGGCCGGCGAGGTGCTGCTACGACGTTACATCGCACTGCCAGAGACGTTCACCATCTCGACCATCTGCAACCCCGCACTGGAGTGCAACGATCCGCTCGACGTCAGCGTGCGTCCTGGCTTCCCGCTGCAGCGCTGCATGCTGGACACCATCATGATCCCACTCGTCGCTAACCAGCTCGGCACGATCACGACGCGCATCCCGACTGCTACTGAAGGTTTGTCTCTGGGATTGGGGATTTTATAAATGCCGCTGCCAGCAGGATATGGCTTTCCTATTACTGCTCCTGATTCCTTCGCTTTAGTTGCACGAAGTACGGGGACGTATACTTCAGAGCCTATTTTTGATCCGCACGGCGACTTCAGTCTTGTTCGAGGGGTCCAGCTTTTGGTCTATACCAGTGAAATCAGTGGGTCTCCGACATTGGGTTGTGCATTAGAAAGCTCTCCAGATCAAGTGACCTGGACATTGATTGCTGGCAGTGATATGGCGCCTATGTCTGATGTAGGTAATGCGTCTGTCAATGTAGCTGTGTCAGGCTCTGACTATATTCGTGTTGTATCGACTGTGGGTGGAACAGGTACACCTAGTATTACTTATCGGGCTGTTGCACTCCTCATCGTCCCGAATGACAGCTGATGACTGCGGCTGATGCGTTTGGTTTGACTCGGCTGTTCATCACCCCTTCCAGCGTGCCGCCAGATCCGACCTTGGCGCAGGACTGGGTTGGTGGAGTGATGACGCAGTGGGATGCAGTGAGCTTCGCCAACACAGTCACAGTAGGCCCTGTGACGTACCGGAATCTGCCGGTGGTCAGTCCGAACGGACTCACCGAAGGCACGGTGCTGCTGGCTAAAGCACCGGGCGGTTACATCGTGGTCGGGATGCTCGGCAACTCGGCGAACATCACGTTGATAGATCCGATCCGCTATCGGTCACTGCGTACCGATGTGCCGTTTTCGAGTACGACATTGATTGACGCAGGGCCATTGAACTTCCTGCTTAACGAGAACACACAGTATGCGGTTGATGGCGGATTGTTCTATACTGCTGCAGCACAAGGTAATATCAAGTTCGCGTGGAATGGCCCACCGAACATGGCGTGTAAATGGACTATGTATGGCACGGTTGACAGCTCTATTCACACCTTCATTGATGTTACCTCGTTCACCTCCTATGGAGATTCGACTACACAGACGCTGTGGCTCTATGCTAATGAACAGATGTGTGCGCCACGCGCATGGTTTTCCACTACAGACACTGGCGGCTTGCTTCAGCTTCGAGTAGCTGAAGGTAGCGATGCCAAAGCAGGAACACTGCAGGCCGGTTCATGGATGCGTATCAGTGAGTTAGGTGCAGGCTCAGGCACGACGACGTATATCAAGATCTACCCCGCTACCGGCTCTCGCTCTTACGACCACACGGGCGCGTATATCGGAGCAACCGATGGCGACAACAATATGTACATGGGTACGTTCAGCGGACGTAGCTTCGGCAATGAAATGCATATGTGGACGTTCGACGCAGCGACAATGCGCAGTGACTTGGCTGGCGCGACGATCCTGTCGGCGCAGATGTTTCTTTACTGCTTCCAGTGCGGCAGCACGCAAGGTGACTACAACTGGTATTGGTCGACAACATCATCACTAGTGACACCAGCGCCGACTAATAGCTTTGGTGGCACTGACGTACAGAACCTATGGACAGTGAACAGTTGGAATAACTTTGACATCACTTCACAGATACATTATGTAATCAGTAGCAACGCTAATTCAGTGCTCGGAGGCCCAGCAGCATTTAATGATGCGGCTACCGCATTCCGTGGCTATGGCTTCAGTTCATCCTACCGGCCGTATATCCAGCTGACCTACGCTGTTTAAGAGGGGCAGATGCCGAACACGTCTAAATTAGCACTGCCCTATCCCGCTCTCTCAGACGCTCCGAATGGTCCACTAGCGATACAGAACCTGGCTAATGGTGTCGATGCTCTCGGTATTCTCGGCGGTAAACGTCGTACCGGCATCAGTTCAGCTGTCAACACTATTGAGTCAATCGTCTGTGACACACAGACGCTCTCACTAGCGGCTAGCAGTGTCTTTCTTATTGATTTCTACTGTGCTTTCACTGTCACAGTAGCTGCTACTGATATTACGATGCGGGTGAGACTGACCAGTGTATCTGGCACAATCGTAGGTGAAGCTGCTGCATTCGGTGTTTACGTTTCGCCACAACCTAACCATGGGCATGTTTCTTTGCTTTATAAGACAACAGCAGCGGAGTTGGACTATTTCGCGGGCTCTATTGTTCGTATTGCCGGTACGGGCAATGCAAACGCCATTGTTCCGACTGCTATTACCGTCACTGCATTAGGTCCTTCAACTATTATCGGGGACTTCTAGTGTCCGATATCATTCGACAAGGCACCGACTGCTGGATCATTGCTAGCAACTTAATCGACGTGCGCACCGGCCTGCAGATGAACGTCACCGGCTACAAAGTGACTGGCGTGGCTCGCGCACGGTATCAGCGTCGGGTGCTCGGTCGCCGAATCTACCACTACCGGATGCTCGATCCTATCGTGGCTACCTGGAATACCACGCCGACCGGCACTGACGGAGTGGCGACAGCCGGCACTAACGCCATCATGACGTCACAGCCGATCGATCAAGTGCAATTGCACATCACGCCAGCTCAGACAGAGACCTGGCGGTGCCCGCTGGTGCTGATACAAGCTGAGTTGATCGACCCTGTAACGGGATATGTCGCTCGAATAGTAGATGAGATCTTCGAGGTATCTTTTGATGCTGATAATGACTAGGGAGTGGTATGTCTGAAGAACCAGCGATGTTTGAGTCTGAGCTGCAGATAGAAGTTGTCGCAACTGTCACGCATCCTCCTGGTACGACGTTCGATGATGACGGTTTACC